ATACCGTAACGACCTCCGGAGATACCGTAACGACCCCCGTAGGCTGCGTAGAGGAGGGTGAAGAGCTCACGGTAGTCGATATCAACCGCGAGACCAATGCTGCACAAGACCCAGAAAGAGATCGCAGTGCTGTTCAATCTTACTCAAGGAGCCATATCCCACAGGATACAGACGGCCTATAAGAGAATACGCTACATCCTGGACCACCCGCCGATACCGAGCGACATGCACGAATACCTGTCTGAAACCGTCGGTGTGCTCTATGCAGACGTGTGTATGTTGTACACACGTACGATGACACAGGCCAGTATCTACGATGAAATCGCCTTACGCTATCCGGGTAGGTGGAAAGCCTTCCCGTGGACGCGGGGTCGAGGCGGCGTGGTAAATCTTGTAATCAAACGCGTGATCGAGAAAATGGGCAAGATGTGTGACTGTGGTAACCGACAGGCAGTAGTAGTCAAGGCCGTCCTGGAATATGTACGACCGTCAGCGCTATGCCACAACGCCACATGGGACACACGTAAAGGCGTGTACAAGACTGGAGGAGCGACTGGGTGATAAAGAGGTACCCCACAACAGCTGAATTCCTGGAGAATAATGAAGAAGATGTGAAACAGATCATCCGATTCATCACCAAAATCTTCGATAATGCAGACATAACTGATGATCTGTATCAAATCGTTGCAGTAAAGATGATCTCCTACAAGTCCATAGAACGCTATAAGAGCGGGCGTGGCAGCTTCAAGACCTGGGTCTGGACCATAATCTCCAACGTCCTCGCAGGAGACGCCAAGCACAACGCCACGCAGCCTGAGACGGTACGAGTGGAACCTGGGACATTCCGCACTGAATGCATCATCTATGCGGACAAGGAATCGTGCCCTGAGAATGAGATCCTGCTCAAAATAGACATGGCCCGTTACTCGAAGCTGCTGATAAGCACCACCCCGCGGGGTAAATCGCGCAGAATAATACGCCTGGTACTCATGGGAAAGAACAGCAAGGAGATAGCATCAGCGGTCAAATGCAGTCCACAGTACGTGAACACACAGAAGACGGCTGTAAGAATACGCATCAATCGATACCTGGAGAAGAGAGAAGAGCTATGACCACACAAGACCAAATGGTAAAGCGCCTACAGGAGCTGGATGACGGGGGTAACCTCAAGAGGGTCGTCGGTGGGTTCTATAGGGGCATGCCACGGGACAAAGGCGTCAACTCGAACATGGACGATATCGTTCAAGAGCTCAAGGTCTACATGCTTCAACACCCCAAAGAGTGGAAGAACATAGACTCAGATGCAAACGAGACACACCTGGACGGTCTCATATTCAACAGAGTCATCAAGATCGCTGGGAAGGTGTGTTACGCCGACTACATGAGCACCAATGGCCTCTCGCATACCAGACGCCAGAGTGTGCCTATCAAGCCAGAGAAGTGGACTACGAGCTTCGTGAGGGGCCTGCCGCCCATACAGAGAGAGATAGTGGGGCTGCGCAGGAAGGGATACACCTACAAGCAGATCGCCGCTATGGTCAAACGCTCTGTGGACTACGTAGGAGTAGTCCTGTACACGGCGAACCGGGCATATAAGAACAGGACCTTCACTATCGGGTACGATGTACGTATCGAGAAGGCCCTGCGCAAGAAGAGAACGACCGCGAAGCTGGATACCGTATACAGGCTACGATACCACGATGGGTGGCGTAACGGAGAGATAGCCGAGCACCTGGGCGTGAGCAACAATACGGTGAATGGGTGGCTGTTCAGAGTAAGAACCATGATTATCGCAGGTGAAGTCCCTTAACCTCAAGAGACCTTTTGCACTCCGTACAGTAAGTGTGTGTCATGCCCCGATCCTTCATGAGTGCAAAGTACTCCTCATTGGTGATGCTCGTCCACCTCAGATTCTTATATATACGGTGACAAACGCAACAGCCTCGTACCAATTTCTTCTCTTCTGACATCGTGACCCTCCTCGTTGTGTACCTACATACCAATATAGGGTTGCCACGCCGATCCAACAACCACGTCCTATACAATAGTTTATTAATACGCTGCTCTATAGTGAGTCCCCGGAGGATTCACAACCCGCAACTAACGCCCAGGAGGCGATTTATGACGCAGCTATCCCCACGGAGGGAGAAGTTCGCACGCGAATTCATCGTCGACCACAACGTTACACAGGCCTGCACCAGAGCAGGATACTCTGCACTCTCTGCCCGTAACACAGGGTACCGATTGATGCAGAACGCCGACGTGAAGGCTCGCATTGACGAGCTACTTCAACCAGAGATGGACGAATGGGACGCCAGACGCAAGCGCGTTATCGACGAGCTGGAGCTCATCGCCTTCCAAGATACCAAGCAATCCCTTATAGACTTCGGAGTCACCGGAGGCCCCGCCCTCAAGACCGAGGCTGAGATCGATGGACGGCTCATATCCTCTGTGAGCGAGAGTGCCAAGACAGGCGCTATCAAGGTCGCCACATGGAACAAGGTCCGGGCTCTTGAATTACTGGGTAAGTACTCAGACATGGAGAAGCAGCATATAGACGTCACCACCAACGGGGAGAATGTGAATGGGCCGCCGCAGATCACCTTCAGGGTCGTCGAGTGTGAAGAAGATGAAGACGACAAAGCCGAGTAAGGGTACCACCTTCGCCTTCTTCGGAACGGACTGGACTCTTCTACGCCGCCGTTCAAGGCCAGGCACGAAGCTCGGAGGTGAGGTGGACTTCGGTCTACAGACCATCACTATCAACACCAAGTACGCGGAGGAGCAGTTCCTCGATTACCTGATGCATGAGCTACTGGAGGCCGCAGGGCTGTGCTCAGGGAGCCATTACGAGAAGACCTTCCCCGGGACCGACGCTGTCTACATCCTGACACACGATCGCCTGGACATGATGGCAGGCCAGATAAGACACGCTTACGATGCAATCAAGGAGACTCTATGAGATGGCCCTGGCAGAAGAAGACGGTAGAGCCTGTGAAGTTAGGCCTCTTTGGTATCGAGTTTCCGATGTTAATTGAAGGGATTACGCAGGAACGCTTCGCCTGTGCCACCATTATAGCCGTCGCTGTGAAGGTGGAGAGGGCGTGTCAGGAGCAGTCAACTGAGGTACTGGATAGCAGCCTCGCTGAGGAGTATGCAGAGTTCGAGTACGTCCGTGGGATGTTCGCTGACACCCATGCGAAGGCCAAGGAAGAGGCTACCGAAGTGTACGTAAAGAGTGTTCTCGCACAGGTACAGGCCGACCCTTTGTGCCAGAAGTGGCTGGTGAAGCGCCTGAAGGGTGAGTAACTGTGGAGGATATCGTATGCTCGAGGAAGCAACAGGTGTTCTTAGAATCGAAGGCACCCCTCGTGATATTCAGGGGTGGCGTCAGATCCGGTAAGACCCGGGTCGCTGCTGTTAAGGCGGTCCTGAACGCGATGGCTGGACGCAAGCAATTGTTTATGAGCGTTGACTATCCCCAGGCGAGAGACGCGGTAGTGCCCACATTCATGGATGCACTGCTGGGTTGCACGAAGGGCGGTGTGTTCTACCCAGGTTTCGCGATGAAAGAGGGAGTCGACTTCACGTTCAACAAGACGGATATGGACCTCATTGTCAGGGGCACCTACATACACATGAGGTCTGCAGAGCGGATGAACAAGCTCAGAGGTATCAGTGCAGCAGACGCTTACATAGACGAGTCTCGAGACATCAGGGACAAGGGGCTGTACAACATTCTTATAGGCCGCATGTCGGATGAAGAGGATGGCCAGGTATTCATTACGAGCTCCCCACGAGGGAAGGACTGGACATGGGACTTATCAGAGAACGACCCGGATTGCCACCTCATCGTACAGAAGACCAAGGAGAACCCGTTCCTCGGGAAGGGGTTCATACCGCGGCTCAGGGCGAACTACTCAGACAGGTTCCAGGCCCAGGAGATAGACGCGGAGATCGTTACACTGGGCGGGGTCGTGATAGACTCGACCACCTTCCGCGTGGTCGACTCACTACCCGATATCTCGAAAGGTGTGAGGCACTGGGATCCCGCTGTAAGTACGAAGACTTCAGCAGACTTCTCAGCAGGAGCTCTCTGTCTGTTCTCAGAAGAGACCTTCTGCATAGCGGATATCAAGCGTGGGAAATGGAGTTATGGGGACTTGAAGAAGCAGATAATACAGACGGCTAAGGTCGACGGGAAGGGCGTAGTCATCAGCATCGAGCAGGCCGGACAGCAGCACGCCCTTATCGACGACCTCAAAAGAGAACCACAGCTGCGCCAGTATGTGATAAAGGCTCAGAAACCCAGGGGGAACAAGGTCGACAGGTGTGGTCCCTGGGTATCGAGAGCTGTGCTTGGGGCCGTGAAGGTAGTCCGTGGAGCCTGGATACGGGACTTTTTCGGTGAATGCGACGGATTTACGACGGACGATTCACATAGGCACGACGATCAAATCGATTCAGTAAGTGGGGCGTTCGATACTCTTACACACAAGGCAGTGGCCCGCACCGCGCGGGTCGTCTATTAGGAGGAATCATGGCAGTAGACGTCAACAAGAACCCGGATAAGTTTGATTCTGGCGCTACAGACGGCGATCCGTCTCCGGCTAACACCAACCAGTACACAGACTTCACGACGATGAACCAGTACGCCTTCCTGGACAGCGCCTACTATGGCACTGAAGGGTTCAAGGATGGCTCGTTCCTCATCCCACACACCAGGGAGATGTTCTATCCCAGTCGACGCAAGCTCTCCTTCTACACCAACTACACCAGGCCTGTCATTAGAGCCCTGGTAGAGCCTGTATTCGTCGAACCGGCCCCACGGAAGGTGACCGACGACAATGATAACGAGGCCGACGGTCTGATGGTGAGCACGTTCATCGCGGACTGTGACAACGACGGTGTGCCCCTTCAGGGCTTCACAGAGCAGATCAGCACCAAGGCCCGTCTACATGGTATCAGCTTCGCCGTGATGGACAACTTCCCCGAGGGTGAGCAGCCCCAGACCACCAAGGAAGCCATCGACAACCGCATCATGCCTTACCTGATACACAAGAACGCCCAGGAGATGATAGCCGGTATGACCAACGACTTCGGGCGTACTGTGGAGATCCTCTTCGCAGAGCCCCCTAAGGTGTGGTCTAACGGACAAAAGACCCCGAGAGCCCGTAAGTGGACCGATGAGTATTCAGTGGTCCTTGAGCTCAAGAGGAGCACCACGACCAACATCAAGGGTTACGATGCTGTGGGTGGTAAGGCCTGGATAGAGGCAGGCCCGAGAGTGTATCACGACCTTGGCGTGCTGCCGGTCGTGATCCTGTATTCTGTCCCCAAGCGCAAGAAGCAGGATATCCTTGTCGATTCCCCGATGTACCCAATAGCACGTACAAACGCCGTTATCTTCAACAAGGATGCCGAGATCAGGGATAGCGAACGTGCCCAGGCCTTCGCCAACCTGTTCATACAGACGGATGAGGGCGGCAACATGACCATCGGCAAACACAACGTTATCCTGGTATCCACTGAGGCGAAGTTCGCGCCCGGATATGTGAGCCCGAACCCGATGATCCTTGAGGGCCTGGTGAAGAACAACGAGCGCCTGAGGGATAACCTGTTCCGGCAGGCTGAGCAAGCAGGGGTGAATGCCCTGGGTGTGAGCAGCCAGTCGAGTGGAGCAGCCCTTGCATGGAAGTTCTACAGTACTGAAGCACAGCTCAAGAAGACCTCTCAGATGGCCACCTACTTCGAGCAGGCCGTGATGGGGCTATTCAGGCTATACACAGGCGAGGACTTCGTGTATACGGTCAGTTACCCGAAGTCATTCCAGCCAGGTGACAGGAAGCAGGAGGTCCTCATCTACAAGGAAGTCCTGGCTCTGAACCCGCCACTGGCTATGAAGCAGAAGATATTCGAGAAGGTAACCAGGCTCCTCTTCACGGAAGAGAGCCCATCTGAGGTGCAGAAGATAGTCGACGAGATATACGCGGTCGCCGAGGTTGATGAACTGGTGAAGGCTATCGAGGACAAGACTGGTGTCGTAGAGGTCGAGGGTGAGGTGGTGGACACACCTGCAGGGGGCGGAGACAAGGGGTTGGAGCCCAGTAAGGTACTGAATGGTTCACAGGTAACAGCGTTGCTGGCCCTGAGCGAGAAGGTTCTAACAGGCTTCCCGAGAGACAGTGCCCTTGAGATAGCCCAGGTCTCGTTCGGTGTGTCACGTGAACAGGCAGACAGGATACTACCGGCGCAGGGCACCGCTCCGGCACTCTAATAGTAGACCCTCCCACGGAGGAGTAAGGAGTCAAAGATGGATATCACCCTGGTACACAGCGTCAGGATCAACTACTCAGGTACGAACGTCGGGCGCATAATCCTGACTGATGTCGATGTGATGCCCCGGACGGGGGCTCGGTGGATGGTCCACCACTTAACGGGATGCAGCTGACCTGGGGAGATAGCTTTACCTTCTCGCCCTCGGAACAGCTCGTAAAGTCGATACAGGGTGGCGTGCTACAGTACTTCAAGACAGAAGAGAGTTCAGAGGCCTTCTCTCACAATGGAGCACCCCTGGTAATCGACGGCCTTGTGAGCATGTAAGAATTCACTAATACACCGTTCTATAATGAACCCAAGGAGGTTTGCTATGCCTATCGAGTCCCTGGAGGAATTCCGGGCAGCAGTATCAAAACTAGACGACGCCGACGACCTAATCAGTTTTCACACCCAGGCTGTTGAATCTGAAAAGAGCCGTGGAGTCACAGCAAAGCACAAAGTGAACAAGGAAGCCGAGGGGCTCCGTGTGTACAAGGCGGCAGTAGAGGCACTCGGTTACGACGGAGAATCAGAGCTTGAGGATTTCCTCGAGACACTGAAGACGCCCGCTGCACCGCCAACGAAGGACGGACCCAGCCCTGAGCTTATCAAGCTGCGCAAGGACTTCGAGAAATCCCAGAAGGACGGGATCGCCGCGACTGAAAGAGCCACGGCAATAGAGGCGAAGGCCGGTCGGAAGACCATCCGGGCTAAACTGCTTACCAGCGATTTCGGTAAGAAGGTGTTGAGTGCGGAGTACGTGGCAGAGAGTCTCATCAACAACGGTCTCGTCGCCCTGGAGGATGACGACGTCGTAGTATTCAAGGATGGTGACAACATCATCGATTTCGAGACAGGGTGTAAGAAGTTCTACGAAGCACATCCTGAGACGATTAAGAACACACAAGCTCCCGGAGGGCGAAGCACGTCGCAGAATACAACGGCGACTGGCGAGTCATACACACCTGAGAAGGTTAAGCGTATGAGCCAGGAAGACATCGCCGCCAATCTCCCGGCTATAAGGGCAGACCTTAAGGCTCAGGGAACCACCTAAGGAGCTTTACATGTCAGTTGACAACTTCATCCCCCAACTATGGTCTGCAGAAGTGTTCGTTGCGAACCGGAAGCAGCAGGTATACGCGAACATTACCAACCGTGTGTACGAATCGCAGCTCGCCGCAGGCGGGGACCGGGTCAAGATCAACCAAATCGGTGCGGTCTCGATCAGCGATTACGACAAGAATTCCACGACCCTGACGTACGACCAGCTCGAATCGGCTGCGAAGTACCTGCCGATCGACCAGTCGAAGAGCTTCAGCATCTACATTGAAGACATCGACAAGGCCCAGGCGAACGTCGACCTCATGACCGCCGCATCCTCAGAGGCTGCGTACGGTTTCAGTGACGTTGCCGACCAGTACATCGCTGGTCTGTACACAGGCGCAGGCGTTTTCGACGGACTCGGCACGACCGACACCCCGATCGAGATCAACTCAGACAACGTCCTTGAGTACATGGGTGAAGTCTCTGCTGCTCTGACGGAAGCTAACTGCGAGCCCGACGGCCGTTACATGGTCATCCCGGCGTGGTTCCAGCTCAAGCTGCGTCTCGCGAAGATCCCGCTTGAGTCAACGACCAACGCGGCCCTCATCGACGGTGCCGTGACAAGAATCATGGACTTCGACATCTTCGTGAGCAACAACGTACCGACCGATGGCGACGCCTACAAGGTGACTGCCGGAACTCTGCGTGCTATCACGTACGCAGAGCAGATCGCAGACATCGAAGCCCTCCGTCTCATCGACAAGATCGGTGACGGACTCCGTGGACAGCACGTCTACGGCGCACTGGTCGAGCGTCCGGCTAACCTGGCTGTTCTGTCCTGCAAGGCTGCAGACGAATCGTAAGCCAACCACGTAATCCCGGGAGGGTCGTAGGGCCCTCCCACTCATCCTTTGGAGGATAACAATGGCCAGAGATACAATTGACATCACAACCTGCGTTCGCAACTCTGCTGCGACTGAGACGCAAACGGTACGGGCTTCAGGCCTTACCGGTACGTCTGGGCTGAAGGTAGACAACTGCGACGTGGACGAGCGCTTTACCATCCGTGTTGAGAATACGGGGTCTGTTACAGGTCCTGTGACTATTCTCGCCGGAGACTTCGACGCTGCGGGTCAGGGCAACCTGACTGTACAGATCGGTGGAACCACAGCTCGCGTTATTGGCCCGCTTGAAGGCGCAAGGTTCAAGCAGGACGACGGCACGTTCTCAGTCGACTGGGGTGTCACAGGAACAATCGCCGCAACGAAGACTCCGTAAGGAACTTCCCGGGCGCACCACACTACCTATCAGGGGTGTAGTGCGCCCTTTGGACTTTATATGCCTCTCATAGAAGTAACAGGAGCGAAGGAAGTAGCCGCCGGTTTGACTAAGCTCATGCCTGCTATCGAAGCCGCTGCGAAGGAAGAAGCGCAGAAACAGGCTGACCTGATAGCGCAGGACGCCGCATCGAACCACAGGTTCCAGTCTCGTACCGGTACGCTTGCCAGCTCAGTAACGAAGATGGACACACCCTCGGGGGCACAGGTCTTCCTGGATAGCGCTATAGCGAAGTACGCTGAGCCTATTCACGACGGCTTTGGGTCCTGGGCAGCGGATCCATTCCTCGAGCAGGCGGCATCACGTAGGGAAGAAGAGACGTACAGAGCGATAGAGGAAGCCATCGACGACGTTATCGTGCGTTCAGGATTCGCAGATTAAGGAGCACCCATGTCATACATCACCGTCGCCGACTTAGACAACAAGGGTATCGTCGGGAACACCAACCTCACGAACTACATCAAAGAGGCCGACAAGGAGATCGAGGACCTGGCTGAGCAGCTGGGTGTAAGAGACCCCGATAACATCGAGACGGACCCGATCCACAACAAGCTCAGACGGTTTGGTGTGGTCTTCATTTACATGCGTATCTGTGAGAACCTGTACGGTCTCAACAACTCCGGACCGACCGCCGAAAACAAGTACTTCGTGGGCTGGAACATGAACCGCGATTTGTACAAAGAGGTGAAGGGCCAGATCAGCAAAGAGATGATAACCGGCTCTGTAGACGAGACACGAGACCGTGCGAACAACATGACGGCAATCATCTTCCCGGGATAACCATGAATGAGCACACTATGAGAGAGATCATCGAGACCGAGAAGAAGGACTGTAAGAGTAGGTTCATTAGCTGGCGGACAGTAGTGATCGGCGGCTTCATACTCGTAGGCAGCGTCTTCGGGTGGAGCCTGCACGTCGAGGGTACACAGGCAAAGCAGACAGAGCAGATCAAGGGCAATACGAAGCAGATCACCGAGATGAAGGCGACATTTAACGGTAAGCTCGACAAGATTCTCGTGGCCGTGGAGAAGAAGTAATGACCGTACTGGCAACAGCCCCGATTCTCACACGCATCGAAGATGGCATGAAAGAGCTCATCCTTGGCATGCGTGAGGGTGCGTACAACTTCACCTGGGGTACCGTGAACCAGCCAGACGAGGGGCAACAGACTTTCCCGAGTGCCGAGATAATGCTCAGGGAAGAGCTCAACACAGACGACCAGGGTGGCACAGACGCGAATTCGTATTCGAATGAAGTCATCTTTGAGATCCTTATACGCCACAGCCTCTCTGAAGAGGAGACCATCCCCTACTACGAGATCAACCCATTGCTGAATCTGGCACTGGATGACCTTAAGAAGCTGTTTGGCATCAACGATTCAGTAGCAGTGGCTGGGTGTGACGTCGTGATGTACCGTGGCGCAGAGAGGGTTGTAGAGCCCAACGGAGACGCCTACAGACCAAAGAGGTTGCTGACCCGATGGTATGTTCAGTACACTCAGGACCGCCAGACGCCCACACAGAACGGAGACTAACATGTCGGATTATATAGTCCCACCGAAAAAGCAAGTTGTTTGGAAGACTCGAATATATGGAGCAGGAGAGCGTGTACCTGGATACACCCCGCCTGCAGAGATTAAGAAGCCGGTACCCAAGGAGGTGCCTGCAGCAGTAGAGAGCCTGGTGGAAGAGGTACCCGTACCCGCGGAGACCACACACCCACGACGGAAACAAAGTAGAAACCTAAGGAGTTAGAGATGGCCAACCAGTTCGCAGACAATAAGACAATTGCCGTCGGCAAAGAGGAGACGACTCCGGGTACGATGGAGACGCTTACCTCTGCAGACTTCGACGCGCGTATCAGAGACCCCCAGGTGACACCCATTATCGAGATTGATGATGAGGCGAGTCGCTGGGCCCGAGGTGACCATGGAGAAGATGCTTCTATCATGGGCGCACAGAGCGGTACCATTGCCTTCGGCATCAAGATGCTGTGGGGTGGGGCCGTCACGACCGAACCGAACTGGTGGAAGTGGGCTAAGGGCGCAGGCTCAAAGGTCATTACCTATGCCGGTACCGGTCTGGGACTGCAGCCAAGGATGGAGAACGACGAGAAGACCATGACGATCTGGGTGTACGCGATACAGCGTGGAGCGACTCCTGCTGGCCTGTGCTTCCAGTTCGCTGGATGCAAGGGTACACAGACCTTCGGCGCTGATGGTGTAGGAAAGCCATGGATGGCCATGTACACGTTTACCGGTAAGCTCGTAGACGTGGTCGATATCGCCAATGGTTCCGTCCCCGTGCCGCAGGATCTGGACACGACATGCAGCGACAAGATGCTGAACAACACCATGCTCATCAACGACGTTACCCAGCGCATCTCCAACTTCACCCTGGATACTGGGAACGAGATCCAGCCCATCATAGACCAGTCAGAATCAACGGGTTACAGCCATTACGTAATCGGCTCACGTGCTCCGAGATTCGCCACGAACCCGCTCATGAAGGAGGTGGCTGAAGACGACGTCTGGGGTAAGCTAACCAGCGGACTGACCGGTTGCCTGGATACGTACGCAATGGGCGTAGGGGACACAGGCCTGGACAACAAGTTCATGCTCATCATACCGAAGGGCCAGTTGCTGAGTGCCGCGGTAGCAACTCGTGAGCGTAGTGTGAACTGGGACCAGAACTACAAGCTGCTCCCGAACGGCGTTACAGGAGCGATTGCCGATCCGAGCCTGGCTGAGGAAGTAACGTGGGAGCTGCTTCAAGGAGCACGCTCGTAAGAAGACCTGTTCTCCGGACGCGGAGTCTGAACAGGCAAAGGGGCGGGTAGCCGTAAAGGGTTGCTCGCCCTTTGTAGTAGTATTCATTAATACGCAAGGATATTGTTGTCTCACGCGCCCTTCGCGGCTATATGTGAGTAGAAGCCCACAGAACCCAGGAGGTTGAGATGGCTGATCATGTATTGACTGAAGAGGTGCGGAACCAGCTCATGGGGTTGGTCCCATTCTCCAAGGATGCGACGATCGTGTACACACCGAAGTTGTACCTGGCCCTCAAACGAGACGAAGAGGGTAAGCAGACCACGGAGTTTGTAGTGCCCCAGGCCCTGCGCCCGGTGTTCAAACTGCGCCCGTTCAACACCAAAGAGTCCAAAGAGATCAGACAGCTGGTCATGCAGGTAAGTGCCCTGGATGACACAGACCTGGCTGCCCACAACAAGCTTGGCACGGAACTCACAGAGTATCTGCGCGTGGCCATTATGGGCTGGGAAAAGATGCTGGATATCTCTTCGAAGGCTGCGAAGGTTTCAGAGGAAGGGTCGGACGAGCCTGACGAGCTTGAAGAGCTCAAGTTCGTGGAATACAAGGCGGACCCATCCGGTGGCTGTGACAAGGACGTCTTTCAACTCGTACCACAGGCCATCATGGCAGACCTTCTCAACTACACGAGCATCGCTTCAGGGATCCTGAGTCCGAGTAAAACGGGTTTAAAGTCTTAGCCGCTGTCCATTCAGGCCTCTGCCCGATGTCATGTCAGGTATGCAAGGATGACCCCACTTATGCAACAGAGTGGGGATGTGTAGAACCCACACAGACGGCGGTCTGGGATGACCAGGATGGAGAGGTATTCTACAATTGTCCATTGAGGTTCATCCCCGATGTAGTCTTAGAATGGTACGACGAGTACAGCTATTACAAGGAGTGTCCGGGCTCAGCACCGCCGTACGCAGAGCAGACGCCCAGGTTCATAGAGGCCATAGGGATATATCGGTTGGCCTTCCGTAGATACACAGAAGCACTCCGCCCCAATAAGGACAAGCAGGCATCGAATCTTGATGTCTTTCGTCAGACCGTAGCCCAGAGGAAACAAGATGGCTAAGAACATTACCGTTGGTATTGACCTCAAAGCATTGGGTGGTGCAGCAGCCGCTCTGGCTGTTATCAAGTTCCTGAAGGAAGCCACTGTCGCCGCAGACAGGCAGGCACAGGCAGAGGCCCAGCTCGCGGCTTCCCTCAAATCAACGAAGAACGCAGCAGGGCTTACCGGTAAAGAGCTGAAGAAGATGGCAGCAGACCTGCAGAAGGTCACGCTATTCGGCGATGAAGCCACCATACAAGCTCAGAGTATGATGCTGACGTTCACCAAGGTGGGCAAGGAAGTCTTCCCCGACGCTATCAAGGCCACGCAGAACCTGGCTACGAAGATGGGAACCGACCTCAAGAGTGCCACAATCCTCGTAGGTAAAGCCCTGAACGATCCCATCGTGGGTTTGAGTGCTCTGTCAAGGGTTGGTGTCAAGGTCTCCGACACCAATAAGGATTTGATTAAGAGTTTCGTGGAGACGGGTCAGACCGCTAAGGCACAGACGGTCATCCTTGGAGAACTCGAGACACAGTTCGGTGGGTCCGCAGAGGCAGCCGCGCAGGCCGGATTGGGACCCTTCAAGCAGATGATGAACGCTCTCGGTGACATCACCGAGGAGGTTGGAGCAAACCTTCTACCCGCGATAAACAAGTTCAGTGTGTGGGTGACGGACAACATGCCGCTCATCAGCGCAATCGCAGACGCCATCATGCGGTTCGCATCGATTATCGCGATGACACTTAAGGGTATCTTCCAGGGCGTTGCTACTGTCATCGGACTTGCCGTGGCTGGAGTAGCAACGGCACTTGAGAAGATGGTAGGCTCCGTAGCGTCCGTCCTTGAGATGCTGCCAGACAGTCTTGTGCCGGATAGCTGGATCGTAGGCTTGAGGAGCGCCGAGACAGGCTTAAGAGAATTTGGTGAGGTGACGGCGGCGGCATCCGTAGATATGGCGTCCGACTTCCTCGGGACACTCGGCGACATCGGAGAGGCCTTCACCAAAACCGGAGGTGAAGCCCGCAAAGCTAAGGAAGCTATAGCTGATGTAGTGGCTGAAACGCCCGATGATGTTGCCGCTGAGACACCTACACCAGACCAGTCAAAGATAGAGGCCGCCCTCGCCGCTATCCAGAGCATCCACATGGCGTTCCAGCAGCTGCGTATGAGCGATCGTGAGCGGGAGCTGGACGACATCAACCGTTGGGTGGAGAGTCAGTCCGAGATAATCGGGGCCAACCTCGTGGGGCAGGAAGAGCTCATGCTTGTCGCCCGTGAACGCCGGTCAGAGATCAACGCTGAGTTCGACGAGGTGGATGCGGAGCAGTCTGCAGCTGCCGCAGAGAAAGAGAAGCAGACGAACCTCAACCGCGTCAACGTCTTCCTCGGGGTCGCCAGTAAGATCTCGGCCACCTTCTCATCGATCACCAAGGCGTGGTCTGACAGTGTGAAGGACCAACAGAAGAAGGATATCGAGCGCGTTAAGAATTCGAATAAGTCCGCCAAGGAGAAGCAGAAGGCCATAGAGAAGATCAACAAGGAAGCGGAGGCTGAGCAGAAGCGCATCGCTGGCGTTAACAAGGGTATCGCCATAGTCAATGCCGTAATCAACACAGCCCTCGGTATCACGGCGGCTCTCGGTAGTGGACCGCCCCCGGCTTCCATCGTTCTGGCTGCCATCGTAGGTGTACTGGGTGCTGTACAGATAGCGCTCATCGCCTCACAGAGCTTCGCTGAGGGTGGTATCGTACAGGGCGCAAGCACCACGGGGGACAACACCCTTGTACGTGCGAACGCCGGTGAGCTTATCCTGAACCCGATGCAACAGAACCGTCTGCTATCCATCGCAGAAGGCCGCACTGGTGCAGGAACGTCCCCTCAAATCAACCTTGGTGGCGACACAATCATCATTCAAGGCGGAGCGGATGAGTCAGCTATCGCAGCGCTGCAGTCCACACGTATCGAGCAGGTAGAGATGATAACAGAGGCGCTCGCAGAGGCAGCATACCAGGGTCAGATAGCCGAGGTGGTCCTCTAATGTGGCTGAACGGCACTGGCATTACGACGGATACTGAGATCAAGATCTTGGATAAGTACAAGGTTGAGACGAACCTGGCCATCAAGTGGCGTGAGGGTGCCGACGGGAACTGGATAGCCACGGACCGCGGCGCAACCAACGACGTGTACGAGACGACGTTCACCGTACACCAGCACGAGGTAGACATCAACACGATGCTCACGGAGATAGAGGCGAACAGGGCCGCTGACAGCCACATACTGCAGCTCTCGAACTTCGCCTCGAACGAGCACATCTTCGGTGAGGACCTGGATTACACGGGTACGATCAACGCTACGATAGTGAAGTACGACAAACGCAAACAGAAGAGTTGGAAGGGGTTCGAGACGAAGCTTACACTGCAGGCTCTGTCTCCCACGTTCTTATCCACAGCATCCCTCCCCGCCCTGCAGTACGTCAACCGCGGATACGTTGGCGACTCTTCAGTCACGGTCGTGAAGTATGACAGCTACGATGGGACGTTTACATACATCGATGAGAACTACGACGCCGGTAAGTGGAAGGGCGTGGTGCTTCTCTCGAACGCGAACATGGGCAAGATGAGACGGTACCTGGCGGAACAGAGGGGAGCGACAATCAGCATCCCTGACATCGCCGGAGTGGAGTACCCTTATGGGCCCAACCGCAGCGCCCCGGCCTCTTATCCCCTCTCGGTGAAGGTCATCGAGTGGAAGGACAAGGGTATAAGAGACCTGAACTACTGGCATCTGGAGCTCACCCTGGCTGAGGTGATATAGGAACACGAGGAGCAATTACATGGCATCCAAGATAGTGCCCATTTCGTACAGTGTATACGGCAACAACCTCAATGCAACCGACACCCCGGTCGTGCGTCTCAACCAGGACTCGACCGTCGAGGGAGACATCGAGTTCAAGATGTCTGGCGTTACCGGTCTGGCCGATGCTACGGCCACTGTTTACCGTGTGGTCGCACCTACATCCGTTGAGGAACGCTGGAGCCAGATAGGCCCCGACTTCTACACAGGCACCGTCCTTGACTTCTCATCCGAGGAAGTCTACTCAGGCAATCAGAACCTGTCATGGCGCTTCGATCCGTCCGGTGTAACGGGCGTCGAGCACGGGCAGTACTACGGGATCTCCTTCTACGCCAACGCTCAAGACAATGCCGCCGTGGCTCAGTATCGTCCGGACGTCGTGGCTGAGATCTATAACGGGTTGGACGACACGGGCATCACAGGAGCCCCTGCATCCGTCCTCCCCGATGACTACTACACCGTGACACCCTACTCCCCGGAAGGCTCCAAGACGGCTTCGATGGCTCTGGATATCTATGAGAAGCGCGTTGAGTTGGACCCGATACCGGTGGTCGACGTAAACTCTGACAGCACCGCAGAGGGCTCCATTGAGTTCCGCGGTCTGACTGGCATAGTCACATCCACGGCCTCGGTCTACAGGACCGTAGCGCCTACGGAGTCTGAGGAACGCTGGAGCAAGGTGGGCACGGATCTGTGGACTGCGGATATGGTCGACTTCTCCACGACAGACAACTACAACGGCAATCCGGGCATCACATTCAGGTTCGACCCGAGCGTCGTCACCCCGGCCGTGGCACATGGCCAGTATTACGGGGTCAGCTTCTACGTGAATGCGGGCGATGGGGCCACTATACAACAGCTGAAGCCTGATGTAATCTTCAGGATCTTCAACGACCTGGACATTACTGGGTACACAGGTGTCGCAGGCGGTTCGTTCGTGGGCATCACGGGCGCAACCGGAGAGACAGGAGCACAGGGTTCACAGGGCGTTACAGGTTCACAGGGCGACACGGGCTCTCAGGGAGAGACTGGAGACGTAGGTGACCTGGGTGTAACCGGCGTTCAAGGAGATACTGGTGTAGGCGCACAGGGGGACACAGGTTCCCAGGGTGAAACAGGAGATGTGGGCGACCAGGGCGAGACTGGCTCACAGGGAAACACAGGAGTCCAGGGTGATACTGGTGTCCAAGGTGAGACTGGCTCACAGGGGATCCAGGGAGACACAGGTGTACAGGGTATTCGAGGGGATACTGGCTCACAAGGAGACACCGGGGTCCAAGGGATCCAAGGTGACACCGGAGTACAGGGCATCCAGGGAGACACAGGAGTACAGGGCGAGACTGGCACACAAGGGGTCCAGGGAGACACAGGAGCCCAGGGAGCCACCGGGGTGCAGGGTACGCAGGGTGATACCGGCACACAGGGTATACAGGGCGACACAGGGGTTCAGGGAGAGACTGGCGTTCAAGGCGTACAGGGCGATACTGGTGTCCAAGGCGATACTGGCGTACAGGGGATCCAGGGAGACACTGGTGTTCAAGGTGTCCAAGGAGACACAGGAGTCCAGGGCGAGCAAGGAGATACAGGAGTCCAGGGGATCCAAGGAGACACTGGCGTACAGGGTACACAGGGCGATACTGGAGTTCAGGGCACACAGGGAGAGACTGGGAGTCAAGGTGAGACAGGTTCGCAGGGTGAGACAGGTTCGCAGGGAGATACTGGATCACAGGGTGAGACAGGCGTCCAGGGTGAGACAGGGTCTCAGGGAGAGACAGGCCTCGCAGCTGCAGGGTTAGATCTATACTGGCATGATGTAGCTGACGGAACCATAGCAGATTACCAGAAGTGGCGGAGAACTGAGCCTGTCGGTACTGAGAAGATCGTCACTGCAACAGGTAAGAACACTGATGGTGAGATTCCCTTCACCGATACTTATCAGTGGATAACGTCAGAAGGGTCGCCTGGTGTTCAGGAAATTCCTACGGGGGAGTGGCTGGGTCACCTCTATGCCAAAGTGGATAACGCTACGGGTGACAGCAACATCGTTTTTAAGGGGTACAAAAGGAATCTGGCAGGAGCTGAGACGCTTCTGTTCACCGTTACCTCTGCTGATATCAATAACACAACTGTAGAGGTGTCGACACTATTGCTGACACAGTCTACGGCGATATCTCTTTTGGAGACAGACAGACTCGTTGTCAAAGCCTACTTCCAGACCACGCGGTCTTCCGACGTCACGTGTTCATTTTATTACGACGGTGCTGTTAATGCCTCTCACATTCACTCACCGATTACCGTTGGGGCTGTAGGTGCTCAGGGTGAAACAGGGTTGACAGGAGATACAGGCGTTCAAGGAGAGACGGGATCACAGGGTGACACTGGATCTCAAGGTGATCAGGGCGACACTGGTGTTCAAGGTACACAGGGAGAACAAGGAGACACTGGTATACAGGGAGATACTGGAGTCCAAGGTATCCAAGGAGACACGGGAGTACAGGGGACCCAGGGGAATACTGGTGCGCAGGGAGACACGGGAGTTCAAGGGGTCCAAGGTGATACAGGGGTACAAGGGATCCAAGGTGATACAGGGGTACAAGGGATCCAAGGTGATACTGGAGTTCAAGGGATCCAAGGTGGTACTGGAGTTCAAGGCGTTCAAGGAGACACGGGGGTTCAGGGCACTCAAGGTGATACAGGGGTACAGGGCACTCAAGGAGATACTGGAGTCCAAGGGATCCAAGGAGATACTGGTGTTCAGGGTATTCAAGGAGATACTGGAGTCCAAGGGATCCAAGGTGACACCGGAGTCCAAGGTGTTCAGGGTATTCAAGGTGATACTGGTGTCCAGGGTGTTCAAGGAGATACTGGTGTCCAGGGTGTAGCAGGAGATCAAGGTGAGACGGGTGTCCAGGGGATCCAGGGAGATACTGGTGTACAGGGTGTAGCAGGAGACCAAGGCGACACTGGTGTCGGGGCCCAAGGAGATCAGGGAGACACCGGTATACAGGGAGAGACAGGTAGTCAGGGAGAGACAGGAGCCGCAGGCACGCATGCTATACTAAGTGATACCCATAGTGACACCCTTGCCGCTGGTGTGTCACAGGGATCTATCATTTATGCAAACGCTACGCCTAAATGGGCAGAACTTGTGGTGGGTGGTGCAGGAACAATCCTGCACACAGACGGTACAGACGTTGCATGGGCTACGCTGGCCACAGCAGGGATTGAAGCAGCAGGCACAGCCGCGACGGCTGTAGCAGCTCACTTGAGTGCCTATGACCACGCGCACTACGATACGGCATATGGATGGGGCAACCATGCAGGACTGTATGATTTGGTAGGTGCCGCGGCAACAGTCCAAGGCGATGTAGATGGGTTCCCAGACGCGCTAAAGAATCTAACTGCTGGTGAAGTCGGTCAGCTTGAGAACATAGGAGCGGTGACAATAAGTGCCACTCAGTGGGGTTATTTAGGAGCATTAGATCAAGGACTTACTACAGGTAGTGCTGTGCAGTTCGCTTCTCTTGGATTAACCGCTGCCCTTATAGCAGGATCTACGCTATCTCTTGGAGCAGCCGTCGCGTCATCAGTAGCCGCTCCCTTGACCCTCAATCTTGGTGGAACATATGCCAACGCTGCAGGAGACCAAACTAAAGCTAAGTTTATACTCTATGATGATGAAGGTGGAGATATAACTGGATTTGGCATAAGCCAATCTATATTTGAGATTTATAACAAAGTCGGCACGATGAACTACTATCACGCTGGAGTACTAAAAGCTGCTCTCGCGCACACAGGAACGTCGACCAGTCTAACTCTAATAGGAGAAAATACAGGTCCCGCATATATACAACTTCTTGCAGATGCTGGTCAGGATAATGGAGATGGCTGGAGACTTAGAGCAGAGGATGGCGGTGAGTTTGTCATACAGAATGATTCAACTGGGTCATTCGTTGACCTGGTTCACTATACTTCGAGTACCGTTCAGTTCGATGCTAATGTTGGCATTGGAAAAGCGCCCTCATATGCATTAGATATTACTTCAACCAGTGATGATGTGTTTCGTGCTGCATCGACAAGAAATATTGCTACCGCGTCGATGTTTAGACTTTATCATAATCGCGGCACAGGAAACGTAGCCGACAATGACAAAGTTGAATTCAAAATTTATAGTGATTCTGATACTACAGCCAGTGCGCTTACCTCGACAATATATCACAAGGCGGAAGATGTCACACACGCCGTTCGAGATGCTGGCCTTGGATTTCAGACAATGCTCAACGGAGTTCTTGGTGATGCTCTATATCTTGCTGGTGATAAAAGTGCACAGTTTGCTGGGACTGCTCAGACAACAAAATTGACCGCGTCTGACTCTGTTCAAGTGGTAGAAAAAATACGCTTATCTGGTCAAGAGTTTTATGCGGGCGGAAACACGGATACTGAGGGAATAGCATTATTGCTTCATGTGAACAGAACTACTAATCGACAGTTCAGTATTGCTGACACCGCGAGGTTGACACAAAACACCACCTATCCTACATTCAGAGTAGTAATCAGTAGTGCGGTGGCTATTGGTGCTATAGCAACAGACGGAAGCACTCGTTTGCCACTGACGATTGACGGTTCCACCCTCAGCCTAAAAACGGGTGGATCGGCTGCCATTACGCTTGATGCTTCTCAGGATGCTACCTTTGCTGGTGGCGTTGGTATTGGCGTTACTCCCGCTGTCACGCTTCTGGATATGCAACTCGATTCTGATACAGTGTTCAATCCTACGAACGACACGTATCAAGGTATATGGATCTACAACAAGGGAGACGGAACTGCCCACGGAGCCTTCGCAAACCTTTCATTCAGAGTTACACAAAATGCAGGAACAAAGAATGCCATAGGTTCAATTAACTATGTCCAAATTGTTGATAGTGAACATGGTGGAGCTTTCGCGTTCAGACTTAAAAACGATGCAGGAAACCACGTATTGGCGCTCAGGGTCGGCAGTGACCTGGGGATTACTATGCCAGGCCTGGCAGGATCAGGATCACGAACCGTGGTCGCGGATGCAAATGGACTACTATCAGCACCATAAGGGAGGTCGGTATGAAACTGACGAGAGGTACAACGCTGAACCCTGTGTTCTTGGAAGCATTGGGCAAGATAGCTGCTCTGCCGATCCCGGTGAAGGATGCCGTCCGGCTGATGAAGCTCATAACGAAGATAGGCGAAGAGACTGATATCACGCACAGCGTGAAGGACAAGGTGTTCGTGGAGTTCGGGGTCACGAGCATCGGCCCCAAAGGGATCGAGTACGCAGAGGGCGCTGACGCCACGAAGGAAGAAGCGTTCATCGCCAAGTTCAACGAGCTGGTCAACGAGGAGTTCGAGGTAGAGTTCGAGCCCATGGCCTTGCCCGAAGGCACGAACATATCGGTAAGGGACCTCACGGTCTTGAAGGATTTCCTGGAGCTGTAAAATGGCAACAATCAACTATGCGATACAGGTAACCACGGACGAGACAGCCCTCTCGGATGCTACGTACGGCCTGCAGAGTGGAGTCTTCCGTTTCATAACGGGCAGACCCTCGTATGACGGCTCACCCACTTATCCGACCGGTGAGGCTGGCATAGGTAGTGATGTCCTCGAGGCCGTGTGGTACGAGGGGTGGATCACCGCGGATGGTTTGGGTAAGCCCAAGCGTACCATCGACGTCACCGTCTCCGGAGACTACGGCAACCTGAGCGGATTCGACTTCAACATCCTCGGTAGCAAGGGCACAGACGAGTTCTGGCAGTTCTTGGAGGACAACTCCATCTACCTGGTGGGCCGCGCGGTACAGGTCTTCACGGTGATTGACGGCGTGTTTTATTACCTGTGGAACGGCGTTGTCTCCAACAACCCGACTACAGACACCGAGCACCGCTTCGCGTGCGACGATCAGTTCCGTAAGATACACAGGGACATGCCCCCATCGACACTAAACGACGCTGACAACCCTAACATCGATCCCAACTATTTGGGTAGTGTGCTGCCTCTGGTCTTCGGGAGTATGAATGCAATAAAGCTTCAGGGAATATCTGAAGATCCGCAATGGCTTCCTATCAGCTCAGCGTTTATGTATGGGTACAACCACGCGCTAAGAGCAGCCCCTCTTGTGCTGTGGGACCCCACAGACAATCGGGCTGTAATCTATATTGGGCAGCTTCAAATGGACAACCGTTTCAAGGGTGATCTCAGCAATCTTGTTGGCAAGTTTCTGTTCTCCCTTAAAAGTGAAGACAGAGCCGACGTGGGTATAAGAATCAACCGCGTACAGTTCCCGTCAAAGTTCGGCAGCCTTGATGGGCGATTTGCGGATCTGATCCTCGATGGGAACATCGGACTACCTGCTGGAGAGAATAACATCTCCTCTATCACGGAAGGCCGCGATGCTGCGTATCCTGTGAGTCGCATCGTAGAGCCGTTGATCGACGAGAACTTCCCGTTGGCAGACACATACTGGTGGGTGCGTGCCGCGAATGTGTCTGTAGAATATCAACTCTCCGATGAGGTGCTACAATTGATTGACCTCACTGAAGACGGCTATCCAATCTTGTACTACAATGGTCCGTATGGTTTAGATCTTGTGAAATTTGACACACCCCAGATACTGAGATCGTACGACCCAGACAGGGGCACACTCAAGTTGTGGAGTGCGACTAACATGGGTGTAGATACAGAGGTGTACACCGTCTCCGCAGTGCCGTTCTCCGTACAGAGCTTTACAGCCAGTCTTTTCAGCGAAGGTGATCCAGAGCATACGATCGACTACGACCGTCGAACAAGCTACCGTACAGGCCTTATAAATGCATCCCCTGGTGATCTGGCTTATTACGACCTCGCGACCTGGACGATAGCGTTCGCGGACTATGGCTACGACTACGGCGCATACGACAGCATTCAAGTGGGAATCGACGTGTCAAATACCTTTCTGAGAGAGGCGACGGGTTACAAATTCAAGATTAGGATGAGTGTGGTGGACGCCCTTGGGAACCTTATCGCTGATAAGGACGACGAGGGGATTGCAATTCCGCCTGTTGAGCTCGTGTATCCGCAGAGCAGGTCCTTCACGCAGGAGGGTGACTATGTGAACTTCCTGCCAAATCAGTACTACACCGAGGTTGTCTTCACACATAACTTCCCAAACACAGGGGACAGGACCAATGGTGAGGATAGCATGTTCTTCCAGTACACCAATTCCTTCTCGAATCACAATGGGACATACGCAATTGATGACGCAGACGACGAAACCGTACGCATCTTTGAAGGACTGACTATCCCAGATTCTATTCTTGACTCTCTCCAAGACGGCATAGCGATGTCTCTGCAGGTGGAGCTGATGGTTGGTATCGAGGGCGAGAACACAACCACGTCGTGGGCTATTAAACAGTTTGCCATGTATGGTGTCTCAAAGATTCCTCTCACGGATGAAAATCTATACGTGGCCGCAACAGGAGAGTACGACACCGACAGCGGAGAATACAACACACAGAACGTCTACGGCGTCTTCAGACACATCCTCGAGGCATATGACGGCATCGACGCGGCTGACATTGACTACCACAATCTGGAGTCTGCACGCTCGACGTGGCTCACCAGTCGCAACGTCACACAGGTGCAGAACTCCTACAATTATCTGAAGGAATTGTGTCGGCACAGCTACGTCTCCATCATACCGCTTCGGACAGGTAAGCGACGTCTCACTGCGTGGCTCGATGATGTCACTACGGTAGCCGCCTTTGATGAGAGCAACATCGTACGCGGTACACTCAAGGCTTTGAAGTACACACCGATGAATAAGGCGTACACGAACTACATCGTAACGTTCAACTACACCGACTCCGGCGGACATCGCGGGCCTATGATTAATAACCAGTACACAATACAACGCACGGACGAAGATGCATTCCCGGCGCTGGATGAAGATTGGCGAAAGTATGTTGGCGGGTTTAGTGGCTCTGAATACGCAGATGCCAAAGACCTGTGGGGCCGCGCCCACCAGGGCTATCTACGCATGAAGAGTTTGCAGTCACCTCCTGTGGCGTACACAGAATTGAAGTGGTATCCACGAAACTCGGATGTGTACAACCTCACACGCAACAAAGCGTACAATGGGCAAACCAACGCAGCACGGCTATACCTGTGGGAGCTCGTGAACTGGTGCTCTCTCCAGAAGTCGATCGCTACCTTCAGCGTGCCTATGAGTGTGGCGAACACACAACTGGAGCTGCTGGATCCGGTAACGGTCGAGGATGCCGTCCTCACTGATGGACCACGCGAAGGATACATCACGAAGATCACGAGCGACCTCAACAAGAACCGCATCCAGCTCAAGGTGCTGCTCAAACCGTATGACTACGTCGAGCTCACTGATGGGCTGATCATAGAGCGCGGCAAACTGCTCAACGTTGACACAATAACTGAGCGTGCCGACCAAGGTGATGATACAATAACAGAGACAGGAGTTGTCTAATGCCTAACGAGTATAAGGATGTACTGCGAGCAGAGAGCACGGAGGCCGGTCTTACCGGTATCCTCCGCTCCGGACAGCTGGGCTTCGCAACCGACTCGCACAAGATGGTGCGGAAGTTCAACAACAACGAGTACTTCAAATGGACTCCGGACGAGTCCCGCACGATAGGTGCCTCAGGTGTGTTCTATACCAACACGTCGTATCCATCTATCGCGAATGTAGCGGACGCTCTCAACACGACGCTCAGCTCCAACACAGGGTACTTCGTGGACACTGGCGTGACAGGCATACCACATCTCGGAGACGGGATCGTGGACACCTTCCTCACACAGCAGGGTAGCGCTGTCTACTCCGAGGACGGGCATGTGTACTTCATGGGTGAGCAGGGCCTGACAGGCGCTGCGACGCTGGCAGGATGTAAGTTCGTCATCAACCCCATCCCGATCGCCGACCCAGTCAAGTTCGTGATAGACGGCGGAGACGCCTCTGACTATAGTTCCTTCGGCTACACAGGTACGAACGCGGTCAATGACGCCGAGCTCCACCTCCGGTCTAACAACGGTGGGGGCGGCACGGCACACCTCCTTCTTCAGGCGTCCTACGGCAAGCTCAAGTTGACGACAGGGGCAGCAGTCAGTGCCGAGAACGGCATCACGCTTACAGGATACGACGGTGAAGGGGCACAGTACAATGTGGCAGCGGCGGGTAAGTTCAGGGATCTCTACACGGATGAGAACGGTGGTGTGGTCCAGGGCGAGAGCGACACAGCCCAGAGGTATAAGAGTGCAGGATTCACTGCGGTTATCTCCGACAGCTACATGGACGTCGAGACATTTTCTTATGTCGATTACTCCATCCAGGGAGATGTCGTCATCGCACATTTCTCCGATTTACAGGCCAACAGTGATGGTACAGGGTTCATAATCAGTGGCCTGCCTGCGGAGATTCAAGCCCCCGTTGGCACTGAGAGTGTCTTATGCCAGGTGTACGACTTTCTCAACGCCAACAACAACGTACGTCCGGGCCGCATGTATGTGCCAGCCAACGGGACAGCGGCATTTCAGACGCTGCAGGAGAACGTCGCAAGCGGTGAACAAGAGTTCGCCGGGGCTACCTTTGGCGTGACGGGCACGAAGGGATGGCCACAGCAAACACTGATGTGGAGAGTCAACGCATAACCAGGAGATAGCATGTATCAGGGAGAGACCGGGCCACAGTACCCGCAGCACCGCATCAAAATCGTGACCCCAATGTACACCGAACAGTGCGATGAGCACAAGATATCGCTCATCGACACTGAAAAAGCGGGGCTCAATGTAGAGTATGTCGCCGTTCAGAGTGCAATGTTGGCTCTCGCACGCAACACAGGGGTCAACAACGGTGCCTCCACACGGCTACGGCAGATGCTTGACTCGAGGTTCACGCATTATTTGTTCATCGATGCGGATATCAGTTGGGTACCGGAGCACATCGAGCGCCTCCTGCGGCGTAACGTAGATATCGTCAGTGGCGCTTACAGGGCCCGTACAAGCCCAGGGTGCTATCAGGCGGGTCAGTGGGCTCTTGCTGCCGGTAACCCCGGTAACCTCGCTTCAACGCAGTCTACGGGCCTCTGTGAGGTCGACTGGTGTGGGGGCGGGTTCATGCTGGTGCGTCGGTCGGCCTTGGAACGCATGGAATATCCGTGGTTCAGGCACATGCTTATCCAGCACGTAGAGGAAACTCCGGAGGGATTGGTGCAACATCAAGCGGAGGTGAACGAGGACTGTGGGTTCTGCGCGGTCGCACAGGCTGCGGGGCTCAAGGTCTATCTGGACTGTGACACCATCGTGCAACACCATGTAGATTTCGAGGTGCCACCCCTAAGGATGACACCTCCTGTGACGCACTTCGATATCGGCGGCGGCGCTATGGTTGCGACGAAACTCTAATATTCTGAAATACGCCAGACAAGGCCGTCGGTGGCGGTCTCCTCATCCGTACACTTCTTTGCGCCGGTTCTGTGCGTTTTTACGAACGTAGCTTCCAGGTCGTCACCCTCAAAGCACACCATGGTCTTTGTCTCTCCGGAACTGAGCAGATCCAGTAGCTTCCCTTCTGCGTACACCTTGCAGTTACTGTAGTCTATGTAATGTGACGCAGTACTCGGGCCTTGCACAGAGACTTCAATGGGGACATCCTCCGAACAGCCCAGCAGGGTCAGAGCTACAGCAACTACGATAAGGGTCTTCATACAGCCTCCTTCGTTAAGTATGGTTTGAGGGCCTTCTTCGGCAGCCCTCTGTTTTCTATCCAGTATGCCGCGTGCGTCTCATGGACAAGGACTTCAGTGAGAGCCACCTTCACCTGCTTCTGTTCTCCCGTCGGAACCTTCTTCAGCATCCCGCTCCATGCCATCAGGAACCGGTAACGGAGACTCTCACCCCAAGCTTCCTGATCGGGGCAGTCCCCGACAAGGTCCGGCAGCCCAAACTTACGGGCCAGACGCCGGACTGCTACGTCGTGCTTGTACACACCTGCGACCTTTACTCTCGCTAAGTCTTTCATATTGCTATCAGTCCGATGAGGAAGACGACCACTGTAAGATACATCACACCCAACCCTACGTAACATTTGTGTTTGTTGCTCATCTGAGTATCTCCTCGATGTCGATGTCTTCATCCGGAATCTGGTCGATACGTAGTTGCTTCTCTGCACGGTTCAGACCTTCAAGAGCCGCGATGGTGCCATCCCTGTGTGATTCCAGTAGGTCTTGTGTAGCGTGGAGATGCGCCGGGTGTGTCGCCCAGCTGTATCCGCGGCCGCTGCTGCAGATGGGCCGTTCATTGCGTCGGGCTTCGTTGACGATGGTTCTGATACCCGCGTCGGACACACCAGTTATATCGGTGATTTCCTTCTGAGAGATGGGCTTCCCGTACGGGTGATCCTTGATGACGCCGAGCACAGCAGCACGGGCTTGGTCAGTTAAGGTCTTAGTTGCCATTGGAAGCCTCCTTGTCCTCTCTGTCCTGGCTCATCTCTTCGAGGAGACAGCCGATCTGTTGCTTCGTCGACTGCTCCCGGAAGTGGCGAACGGCGGCCTGTAGGATGAGGCGGTAGCTGAACCCTGACCGGTGCATCTCGGCGAGCTCAGCGTGTGTTGCATCGTGTAGATAGGTGTTGAGTTTTTTCATGTGTTGCTCCTTTCATGTTCATAGTATACCACATACGTGCGCACGTGTCAACACTTATCTTCACTTTCTTACACCCCCTCCTTCAGCCGCTTCTCAACCAGCCACTGAACCCAAGGACTCTCATCCGAGATCCACAGGGGCAGCTCTTCAACGGGGACGGTATATAAGTGATTGAGTAGTATAGAGTCTTCCCACGACGAGCCACCCGCGGCGGTGTATAAGAGTAGTGTCGTGGCGAAAGAGCGCCGCACTATTGGTGTATCAAACTCTTGGGACAATAGTGCGTCCGGCACCGGTGTAAGAAAATCCAGTACTTCGGGTTCCAGGCAGGAGTGATAATCCTCATACAGCACCGTCCCGTCCGAGTGCGTAGAGTAATAAAACCGGTAAGTGTACTCATCTGGCTCACCCACGGTGACTGTCTTCGAGGTCATCATACCCCAACCTCCAGTCGAAATGCAACGAACCGTCGGATAGCGTTACGTGGGTGGCTGATGTACAAGGGCAGGTTTTCCCATTTTGTCGTCCACACCACGGACTCAACAACTTCTATCGTGTCGTCGGTGGGTGCGGTCCTGAGGTATTCCCGGAAAATCCCGTAATCAGCATCGGTCACTATATCACCTCCATATCGTCACCGGGTTTGAACGGAATCTCTTTTAGTGTCCCCTGTTGAATCGCCAGGGTCGTCATATCGCGCAACCACGTCAAACCGCTCTCCGTCCAGTATGTGGTGGGCACTGGGTGACGCTCACCCATCTTCACGACCCAATATCCGTAGCTCTCGAGTGCACGCTTTGGCACGTTCTGAGGGGTGTAGATGTTCTTCTCTCGAAGCCACCTCAACATTAGGTTGGGGCCCACATGACATAGCGCCGCGGCTCCCTTGTTGTTCCAGAGCGTTCTTCCGTAAGCATCTTCGTACATGTCTGCTCCTTAGAATAGACGGTAAACACCGGTATCAATCAGTTCGTCAATATCTGTATTTCGGTGTGGAGAACTCTTATAGGACGGTATGTTCACCCATGTGTGCAAAGCGTTGTCGGCGAGAGAGCGCTCCCGCATGATCTCAGGTAGATGGGCAGCTACGGCTTTCATGTGCTGTGAGGTATCAACATACAATCCCACCCAGGGGTAGCCGTTGAGCGCCGCATAGGTCACCCGCTCATTCAGGTCGGGAGCCATAATCTGCTGGTTGATAAAGGACATGACGCGGATGATGCTGCTCGGTTTGTAGTGAAAACAGCCTATACAGAACAGCTGGATGTACCGATGGAAAACGGTAGTGGGGCACGAAAAGATGACGTTGCCTTTGAGGTCCTTGAGCATCTGGTCTGGTGGCGGATTGAGAAAGGGAGCATCCTTGTAGGCTGTGAACGTGCGCCGGAACCGGTAATTTCGGCACGTCCAGTCCAGACATTCATCAACCGCCATCCGCTTACTCTCCAGCATCTGAGCCTGCATCTCCGTAATCTGGACTCGCCCGGTGTTGTTGCACGAGGGACACTTGTACTCGGGGTCCCACTCGTAGTCAACATCGTACAGGTCAAGCAGCTGCGTGTGAACATGTAGGTTCGTTGAACTCTGAAACGCCCGCACCCACTTATCGTCCTCTTCAAACTTGTGTAGGTTTGAGGCCTGCCAGCCAGCAGCGTTTCGACTGATGTCAGCCAGGACGCTGCGCCCAACAAGGTCCTGTGGCCTATCTGCTCCCTCGAACCCCATCCGTGTAAGGAAGTCTGATATCCACTCAAGGGGGATGTTGTCACATACGGCAAAGGTCTTCTTGACCTTCGCGCTCGGGTCACCTCGCTTCTCTTGCTGGTAACGGCTGTCCGGGATAACTGTTAAGATCAGGACGTCGTTGTCGTCGTCCGTCTTGTAACGTTGTATCCGCCAGTGTTCTGCCATCGGGTTTCCTCCTTCACCACCATCCCACATAGAGGTATAGAGAGAGAGATATACTATATAATATGATCCTCTCTCTCTATCTTTCTGT